TTTTTTTCTATTTTAACTGTATAGCCCAAAACATCTACTATTTTAAGCATTGTGTCTATACTAATAATTGATTTTTTAGATTCAATTTTAACTATTGTAGAATACACAAAACCAGTTTTTTCAGCCAAAGCTCTCTGTGAAATTGCTTTTTCTTTACGAATTAATGCTAATATACTTCCTAATTCTTGTGCATCATTTATACGATATGAATGTTGGCCGTTCTCAATTACAAGAATATGCTGTAGTGCTTTAATATACGACATCATATTCCCCATCTCAAAATTGCTACTTCCTTTTTCTAAACGATATATAGCAGTAGGCATAACCCCCATTTGAAAACAAACATCTTTCATTTTAATGGTAGATTGCTTTCGTATATCTGCAATTATTTGGCAAAATTCTTGTCTATTCATGTTCTTATAATTTAATACTACAACAAAAATAAGCAATGCATTTGATATACACAAATAATACTTATTTTTTCCTTATTATTTTCTCCTCCACAAACCCAACGACCTCATCTATCTTGCTTATACAGTCCTCCATCAAGCAGATGTAGTCCTGCATCTTTTCTCCTCTGGAAGACATTTGTAATCCATCTGGGAGAGAATCGTAGGAGTCTTGTTCTTCATTTAAGATGTCCTCCAGTTCTCCCTTCGCTTCTTCCAGGGAACTAATAACATCGTTGAATCTACCTTTCCTTTCTTTGTTCATTTATTTAAATACGATTATATTCGATTATACACATTATTATTAAATTTGTAGCCAACTATGATAATGAATATCATGTTGGCTACTATTATTTGAAATAAATATTTTTATCATGTACAAAACACCTAATAAATATTACGAAGACAACCACAAAGAAAACAGTAAACTGTCTTTTAAAGCTTTTCAGAAAAGATCAGAATTTTGGCAGGGTGTACTCGTAGCCAGCGCAAGCCTATACGGGATATTAGTTTCCCTCCATGATAATTTTCAAGAACCGCTATGTACCCGCGTGGTATTTCTTTGTCTGACAGTCGTGTTGACCATTGGTGTGAGTACAGCTGGCGTAACTCTATACAACTACGCAATTCTTCTTGAACGTCATAGGCAAGAGGTCGAGAAGGAATTATTATCTGCATTGAATAAAGATGCTCTGGTGTCGGAGGTACATACCGGTTTATCAAAGAAGGAGGAGTTTGTAGAATGGTTGGCTCTGTTTGCATTGCTAAGTACACCTTTTCTATTACTCGCATACACCATCCTAAAAATGTACGTGAATTAACCTTGTCCCTGTCTTTCCATAAAGGCATCCTCCAGTAATATTCTTCCGGGAACTTGCAGAATGGATGATAGCATGGATCATCCATAAGAGTAAAAGGCATTCTTCTCATAGCAAAAATTCTTTGCTAAAATACCCTTTTGCAATAAGCCACTTAATCATAGACACACAACTGTCAAAAGGGCTGTTCTCGATAGGAGTACCAGCAAAACAATCTACGGTATATCTACATACGGAGAAGTTATACCCATCCTCATACTTAATCAATTCTGGATGGTGAAGAACATTTGGTCGGTCGCAAGGAATCTCATAAGGAAGCAGTTCAAGTAACCGGACCAAGCTCCATGCTGGAATGTCATTGTTGTCTATGTTTTCCAGTGATGGTGGACACAATTGTAGTTCCCATTCCAATGAATCAGTGCTTGATTTTGTACAGCGATATACCAAATCTGCTGTTTCAGGTTTTACACCTAGCTCTATTAATTGTTGCGACTGCTCTATGCTTGTTGCAACTTGTGTTGTAAACTGTGCCATATCGTTATCATTTTTTCATTAGTTCTTCTTCAAATTCGGCAATGATACAGTCTGCATCACCACCATGTACCCAATTCTCTAAAACAGAAGCCAGAATTTCTATAGCTCTTTTCTTGGCATCTTCTTCACCTTGCTTGTAGGCATCCATGCCTATTCGATCTATGTCTCCTAAAAAATCATAACTCATTTCTCTAAACAGATTTAAAATGTTCTATAAGCTCTTTCACCGTTGCCTTATGACTACAATGGAACCATGCCGCCTGTACACTATCTTTAATATTTTCTCGTGCATAATTGATGTCATCGTCATCGCATATAAACCAAATATTTTCAGGAGGATATACAAACCATTGTGAATCGTCAGTATCGTCTCTCAATGCGGCTATGGCAAGGAACAAAGCCTCATTAGTTCCGCAATGAATATACCCATTACATTGTTCAGGAGGATATGGAACATCAATTCCAAACATCTCATCATTGTCTGTCGCTAAAAAATCATCGTTTATATACCTTTCATATCCTATTTTATACCCTAAACGAACTAACTTATCTCGAAGCTCCGGTGTGTTTTTGAGTATAAACACAGGTGTTGTAAATCCCATAGTTAATCCTCCGTTTCTATCTTTACTTTGGCACGTATTACAAATATTCCACTACATGAATTAAAAACATCGCATGGATCTGAATACAACCTATCACCTAAATAAGTACCACACTCATTCTTTAAAGAACACTCTAAACAAGGGGATTCGCTCGGTATGACAAACTCATGCAAAACTCCATTAATTATTATTCCATTATTTACTTCCATAATCATTTCTTTCTTCTATGTGTTTTCTTATTTTTGTTTTTCTTTCAATTCTTCAATCATCCGTTCAAGGCGATTGTATTCATCTCTCCCAGCTTTATAAGACTGGTCAATGCAATCACGACAGAATTCCAGACGTTTAATTTGTTGTTCCAATGTTTCGTTCATATTTCTTATTATTATATTTTATTCCAGAGGACAATCACTGGGAATATCAACTTCGTCACTTTCGTAGGGTCGAAGTGCAGCGGCTACTGTCCTTTTTAATTTTTCACAGAAGAGTTTTACGTCATCGTCACAAAACCAATCATACGGTTCTGGGTCTGGAAGAATTGTACAATGCGGACATTGTGTACATTTCTCGATTTCATTAACTATTGTTTTACCCATATTGTATATCAACTTTAATTAAACCAATGTTTTCAATATTCCAATCGCTTTTGCTATACTCAAAACTTCCTTCTTTGTTTTTACGGAAGCTGGAATAATTGTCCCATTTGCAGACTTAGAATAGGTCTTGCCACGACATAATTCATAATCGTAACCCATTACTTGTTTCTTACGAGAGAAACCTATACATCCATATTGCAGCGTCCATTCAGAACCACCTCCAAACGGCATATAGTTACCTTTATCATCAGACCACGAATTTTGATGACGTCTTGCATGAAAATAACGAGTACCAGGTTGATTATACAATAGCACTTCGTATGCACTATTAATTGAACGATTATGTAAATTCAATCGTTCGCAATTTAATCGTTGTTGGGTTTCAATCGGTAAATCACAGAATTTCATATTTATTCTTATCTGAGTGTTGGTTTCTCGAATGTAATATTAGGCAGAAGAGAGTCGACCTTATTAGCAATTCTACAGTTCCATTCTTGTTCTACATTTGATATAGCTTCCATTATTTTACCGAAAAGGCAAATTGGAATTTCATCGCAGCAGGGGTCTATAAAAGAAACACATCCTTTTTCATCTATCTTATACCGTATTAAAAGCTGTTTACGGTCATCTGTAAATCTCTTTTTACTCATTTCCGATATTTAATAAGTTAAATTTCCATCTTTACTAATAGTAATCACCCCGCTCGTTACCCCAACAAAATAATACTCGGCCTTTGAGATGATGCCTTTGTTTTTCTCCAACATGTGTTCTGCTTCTATTTTATCAAAAGCGGTAACTAAGCAAAGTGTATTATCAATGCATAGTCTAAAAATAAATGTTCCCATATTTATTACTATCTTTTTATTAGTTAATTTTCACCCAGATACGAGAACCTGGTAAATCTGATTTAGCTGACATAACATGAAATGCTAATACTTTTTTCACATCTACGCGGTTCCCTTTGATTGTTCTTTTAACTTTTTCAGCACTCACAAAATAAGTGTATTCACGTTCACCATTTAGATGTTTGTTAAGAGCTTCTTTTGCGTCAGATTCCTCTTTAAAAACATCATAAGAATATGCGTTATAGGTCCGTTCTCCATCCAATTTAAATTGTAGCTGATAAAAGACTTCATTTGTTTCTTTATCAAAAGATTTTCCTATTCTTATCTTCATTTCTATACATTTATTAGTTAAAGAGCACACCCTAATAAAAATAAAGTGTCGAATTTTAAAATTATTGCTGAAATGGATGCGCCCTTTGTTTTTTATTACTACTTTTACAACTGTCGAATTTAAAAAATTATTGTTTATGAAATTAACTAGTGAAATTATCAACATCCTCAACGCAGGTGGAAGTGTAAAGATTAACTGTAAATCAAAACTAACTTCAGAACTAATCAACATTGCTATGGCTGCGTCAAAGAATAACGTAACTCTCATTTGTACCAATGCAGGATGCAAATTAACATCAGAGCTAATTAACATAGCTGCTGCTGGTAAAGGACATGTTGTTTTTGAATTAGACTAATGTTTAAAGTCAGGGCGTGCACAACTATTGCTACCTGACTTTACGTCATTTTCTATTGTGTAATCCATTTGTACAGTTTTTCGGCAACTTCAATGATGGATTCTTTATCACAGATTTTCACCGATACTTCCACACACCATCTACGCAAATCCATTTCCTGTTCTTTAGGTGTCATTGCTAAATCTTTTGTTTCTGATTTTTCTTTCATACATTCTTGTTTTTTGTTTTGACTTCCTCTAATTTGCAACAATTATGTTTATCATCTTGCTTCCAACATGGAAGCCCTGAACCTGAATATAAGTCACAATAGTCACAACCGTCCCAATTTGGGCGTGCTCTACATACATTGATAATATTTTCCCTTTGTTTGTGAGAAAGAAAATAACTTCTTAATCTTTCCGCATTATTAACATTAGTTGCCATGTTCTCAAAATTTATCATTTATAGACTCTCTTATCTTCTTGTCGGTGCCGGTTTAGTTTTAAACATATACAAATCTTTACCATTATTATCAAGAAGATAATAATCCGGTTTTACTAATGTGATCCAGTAATCTGTAGGCAGCAAACGTTCGTCTCCAAAAGAAGGGGACGTGTATTGGCTAGTTGGAACATAATGAGCTTGAAACAAAACCTTATCATTGTTATATGTTGACATGATTCTTGTTATATCTACATCAGAAAAATGTTCCAAGACCCCATGTGTTACCACTACTGTAGATGATTCAAAAAACTTAGGTTCACAAATATTCTCTTTAACATAAAACAATGGGACTTTTCCTAAGTAATTATCCGTGGATATTGAGAGTGTGTTCTTGCAACATAGCTCCAACATAGGAATATTGATGTCAGAGAAGATAACTTTTGAAATTTTCTTTGCATCAGAAGCACCTGTTAATCCAAAATAATTAAACAACCTCTCTCCTATTTGCGAAATAGCAAGGCTTACAGTACCTATTCCACATCCTTCCTCCTTTAAGATAAGGGGTGCTTTCAGGTCGTAGGATATTTGTTGTATATTGATAATTATTTCTTCTATAAACCGGTTATATTTTTTACAAAAGACATTCACATAACTGTCGTTACAGACACGACTTTGATAGAAATTATCCCATGTATTCACAGGCTCTGTAATATTATCTTTGCTCATATCTCCTTTTGATTCTCAAATTATTCCTCATCAACATACACCTCTTTCTTATTGTCAGGCCAAGATTTACGAATCAGGGAAGTGATCTTCTTTCTTTGAAGTCTCTTGATAGCTTTTCTTTTGGCTTCGGCTTTATTATTAGCCGAAACCACTATTTCAAAAGCATCCAGGTCAATCGTCACTCGGTATTTTTTCATATCATTTTTCTATACTTTTTCCAAATCACTGCTTGCTGCAATTCCTTTTAAAACAGCTCCTCCAACTTCAACGCGATAAAAGTAAGAAGGCTGAATATTGTTATCTGAATCTTCAGAAAATGACGGATACACTTTCTTTACTCGACCAATTTTACCAACCATTGCCGGTTGCAAATCATTAGAGACAATTTTCACATTATCCCCAACATTAAATTTTAAATTTTCCATATTATTGTTGTTAAATTATGCAACCTTACGTTGCGTTGTTACTAATATTTTACATAATGCCTCACAAAGAACTCGTGCCATATTAACTTCTACAGCATTGCCTATATACTTTTTCTGTTCTGCTTTTGTTCCTATTAGCATATAATCTTCCGGGAATCCCATAATACGTTTCAACTCTGGAATCGTTAGCATTCTCATTTTTATATCGGAAATTCCGTACATGGCCATGAATTCCTTTATTTTTTTCATTACATCGGTATCTGTGTCGTATATCTCATATACCAGTCCTCCTGAAAACATCTTAATAAAGCTAGGTAGATCTCCCTCTCTAGATGCTTCAATTAAATATGGTGGCATCTTATCCATTCTAGCAATTAACGTAAAACAAGGTTTATCTACTGATCCGCCAGCAGAATTGAATTGAGGATTCATCAAGTAATGCCATTTACGGTTTGCAGTAATTACTGGTGCCGGTTGATTTATACTTGTGCCGACATTTTTAAAATTTGTATCTAAAATCCAAGGTTTACAGCTTACAAGACTATATTTGGGATTAACAGTGATACAGCCTAGTGGTTTATCCAGCGAAGAAGGCTTACTGTTCCCGTATTGTTGGTCAATAAATACAGAAGAAATTAATGAAAATCGGTCTTTTGTTGTTACGGTTGGTGCTGGTTCATCTACAGATTTACAAAATCCATTTCCATAATGAACAGAAATAAATGCTTTTCCGGTTAGGATATTTAAACGATTTATGCAAGCAACCCCAAGTCGATTTTGAGTAGATATTACTGGACATGGATCATCAACTCCCGGAGCATTGTACTTTCCAGCTTTACTCATTGAGTTATACTTAACCATGAAGGCATCTTTTCCACCTGCTACAAACTTAATAAGTCCTGCATAAATTCTTAATAAAGAAGAATCTACTAAAGGTGTTTTGCGACCAAAAATACTTTTTCCTTCATCATCAAAGTCTAACACATCTCGTACTGCCTTCCAGTTCTTTAATTTTTGGTCTGGCTTTTTAGAATGGGTTTGCTCCGGAAAAACAATAGGTAAACTCCCTTTCGCAAATATTCCGAAAAATCTCTTCCTGGAAGTGTAAGCTCCATAGTCTGCTGAATTTAATATTTTATATTCAAATTTGTAGCCATAAGACCTTACGTTATCCAACCATCTCAAATAAGATTTACCTTTATCACGACTAATGGGTTTACCATACTCATCCAAATCTCCCCATGACATAAACTCTTCTACATTCTCAATTTGAATATAGTCTGGGTTAATAGCCTCAATATACCGAAACAAGTGCTCTGCAAGTGTTCTACTATCTGCATCTCGTGGTTGACCACCTTTAGCCTTCGAGAAGTTAGTACATTCCAACGAAGCCCATAAAACTATCAATGCTTCAGGATATTCAGCTCTGCATTTTTGTAGGTGGGAAACTAAAGGAGATAAATTTAGTGTACGAATATCTTCTGTAAAATGAAGAGCGTCCGGATGATTAGCAGCATGACTTGCAATCGCATTTTTATCATGATTTACACATGCTATTACCTTAGCGCATTGTTCGTTCTCTAAACGGGCTTTTTCTACCCCTGTGCTGGTTCCACCGGCACCACAAAATAAATCTATATAAAGTAATTTCATTGTTTTTTCAAGTATTCTACAATATCTTCATCAGGCATGTTAAAGGTCTCTTCATCCAGATAGAAATAAATCTGTTCATCTACAGATTCTGCTTCTCGTGTACTCCAATTACCCATATCATCTAATAATTGTCGCGCTAATCGCTCGATAGATACAGTCACCTTTTCTTCATCAGGAGTATTTTCAAAGATTACTACCGTTTTTATTGGATAATCAGCACCATTCCAATCAATATAATCTGGATTTTGGCAAAACATTCCACGAATAATCGACCATATTTTTTCTGACTGAAAATCAGAATTTTGTATATGCCAGTAACATTCCCAGTATGTAAATCCGGCACTGCGTAGCATTTCCTGAATAACCGTATCAGAGGCACCATTACTTACTGCATCTTGAAGTGCACACCAGTACCCTTGATTGAAGTCAGTCAATTTTGGAGTTAATTCGACGGCCTTTACTTTTACGTTCCCCTTTTTATCAGAAAAAATTAGAGAAACTAATGTGTCATTTTCAACCGGATGAGGAGCAGAGGTGCACACTTGCATAACTTTCTTCTCGTCACTATTTACAGGATGCCATATTACCTCCGCACCTATATTTACAAAATAGTATTTATTCATATTCAATTATATCAAGATATGCTTAGCGAATCTAACAGTTGTTTTAATGGCTGTTTGTCATCTTCATTCTTAGCTGTTAATAATTTCACTTCTCTGTCAGCTAATTGATAAAATTCATCTTTTTCAGCATAATTCATAGCTTTTATATACAATTCAAAAGCGTCTTCAATAGACATGCCATCTGCCGAAATATTAGCTAACAATTCTCCCATACACACTTCGCTTTGTGTGTATTGTTCTATAATCTTTTCAAATGTTTCCATGCTGTTAAAGAATATTTTGCCACCCATACCATATCAAATATGGGTGGCGATAATATTAAATAGTCAAGGTCTTAGTCAATTCGCCTTTATAACCACGTTCACGTAACATGTTTATAAGAGCTTCGTCACTATGCAGACAATCGTTACTTTTTGCCTCGCCTGTCAACAGGCTCGGCGAAGGCTGAAATGCTGCAACCGCTCTCACCATGAGACTGTAGTACTTGTAGCCGTCGTAGAAGCCGCCACTACTAAAGTACACGCCCCAGCTGTTGAACTGACTGCTCTCACTGCTACTCCAAACCCAAGTTTCATCAGAATCTTCTGTAGGAAGTAAACATTCATCGGGACATCCAATTTCTTTCATTGCTTTGTTTATCTCATCACGATATGCGCAAAGAACTCCTAGCTCCATCAAACAAGGCAAATACCACTGGAAGCCACCTTTTTGATAGTTCCAACAACGTTTGGCAGCAGTCATTCCGTCAATACCAGCCTGTCCTTCTACAATACGTTTGGTTAGGTCCAAACCGGAGAAAGTTTGCATGGCAACGGATTCATTCTGTTCTTCAGTCAAGACCCTATCGGTGTTTCCCCATCGTTCTTGCCAGGTGTCAAACGCCAAAATACGGCTCATAAATTCTGTTGTTACGATAATGCCAATAGCATTAGTATAATTCATACCTCTTGCTCTGAAATCTGCGATTTCATACTGTTTCTTGTCGGCTCCTAAAACCGAAATAGAATGCTTTTCCATACTTGTAAATTATTATTAATATTGATTCTAGAACCACACCAATAGTCTTGGAGTCTTCCAATAAAAATTGAATACTGGGAATATCTCTTTAAGTGTGGTAGTTATTTTTCCTGTAATATTTTTCACATGTCTAATTCGCAAATGATTAGCTGTTACGATATAGTCTACTCCTAGTTGTAACCCTATTTGCGAAAGAAGCGATTTCAAGAATATTTTTATATATTGCTTTGCATCAGTAATTGAACGATAGCCAAAATCAATGTTAGCTACATACTTGATACGCTTGCGTTTCATTTATTTTTCAGCTTGTTATTAAACTTGATCTTTCCATTTTTATATAAATCAATTTTCTTTTTTCGACACTTCCGTTTTAACTCTGTCCAATATTCTGTTGGATATTGTTTAGAGTGCTTGCGAACAGGAGGAGATAGTATAGATTGTATAAGCCGCTTGCTAACATTGAACATAGCAGCCAACCTTCTTTGGCTATATCCTTCACGGGCCAAAATTTGAATAGCCTGACGTTGTTCTGGGGACAACTTAGCGCGACCATCAAACTTGGTTCCTGCCAACTTGATATTCTCAATTTTCAATGGCATATTTATTACTGTTTTAATGTGAATAGATTTTATTGTTTTATATGGTGTGAATAGTTGTCCACTTTAACCATTGTTTAACACAAAAGGCTGCTCTATTTTGTTAGAACAGCCTTTGCTTTACAGACATCACTTTAACTATGGTCGATTGTACCTTAGTCCGTCTGTATGAATAAACCATTTCTTCAAACTTCCGTCTGGCTTCTGAACTTTTTCAATATCCACTGTTAACCAATGAATAGCTCCCTCACCGAACTTGATTTCCCTTTTGGTTGGGTGTCTCCAATAATCAATCGTCTTTTTATGTCCCATATTAATCATCGTTTATTGCCACTGATTTCACCTTGTCCGTAACAAGCATGTATTCCATGACAATTTATGACCTACAAACACAAATATATTCCTCAGCAATCTTATATTCTTCATACCGTCCATCCCAAGAATTAAGTACCGAGCACCAACCATCCTCACTTATGATTGAATTCAACCAATCACTCAACGAATCGGTAGTTCTTTGAGCCGCCACAGCTTCACGCCATAAATACGCGTATTCATCATCATTATGTACTCTATCACTAGCTATATTGGTCAGTTCATCTTCTGTGCCAATATAATAATCAATACCATTTGCACAGTATAGTTGTTCACCATAGGAACATTCTTCAAATGTATCATTCAAATCACCGAATGTACATCCTAAATGTACTCCCAAAGCTACGAAGCGTTTTGCTTCATCTTCGTCACATTCACGTAAATCCATTACTTGCTGGATAATTTCTTCTGTGGCAACAAACCCTTTTTCACCCATGTCAAAAACTGCTTCCAGTTCTTCTGTTAACGCAGTCTCTTCTTCTTCAACAAGATCACAAATATTATTTATAATCTCTTCAATATTATCTGGAAGCGGACTGGATAACCAGCCATTACCATATTTATATCCATTATCTACATATAAGCCTTTTATAGCAAGAAAGAAACATTTTACGTTGTAATCTGAAGATGTATGGAAGTATTTGTTTGACAATCCAAGGATATATTGAATGGGATTATTCCTCATTTTCTCATAAAGCACATTTCTCACCTGTATTATAGCCGCGTCACTAATATTAAAATTCTTAACAATAATCTGAAAAGAAATATCATCAAACTGTTCACGGTAATGCTCATTATATGTTTTAAACAACTCCACAAAGTAATTGTAGTCGTTAACATATTGCTCGCCGTTTAAATATTCATCTTGACGAATCGTACCGCCAGACATACCACCTAGATGATATTTGTTCCAAAATTCCAGAAGTTTCTTTTGTCCTTCTGTACGAGGAATTATATGATCGTAGCATTGCCCGGCACCCATACCTCCAGCTCCACATACCGAAACACTGAAACTTTGTTTAAATTTTTGCAATGTTTCACGGTTTATACGAGTAGATTCTTCCTTATAAACCTCAAAATCTACAGTCCAACTGTTTTTATTTTCGTCCCGAAATTGGACGGAACGTTTGAATATTATATCGTTTCTCATAATCAATCTTTCTAATTTTATTTTCATAAACCAGAGGCAATGCACCTAAACTGGTTTATGAAAACTGCCTTGATTAAGTTATTTACGCCATTCCTTCATTTTAGCAACCACATCAATGTTGTTGTCATCTAGCATTTTCTTCAACATACCAATCAAACGCCAACCTTCTCTATTCTCATACAACTTTGCCTTCTTATTCAAAAAGGCAAGGGACGCGTTTTTACCTAATGTTTTTCCATTGTCATCTATGATAACACAATTATGAAAACGAATCATGTTCTGCATCGTAAAGAACGCTCCAGATCCTTTGTAAGCATCTAGCCATGCTGCATTTTGAGGAGTATCCCAATGCATTTTGATACGCCTTTTATTGAACTCCTGCACCGAATGCCAAAGTTCATAAGTGTTTTCGGAATGTTGTATTTTATGTACTGCAAATAACAATGGCTTGATTACTTTTTTATCAAAATCATCCACGAAAATATTTTGACCATTTATGCGTTTATACGGTATCCCTTTACATTTTCTTAATTTCAACTCATCAAATCTCTTTTTGAGTTTCTCGATATAGTCCTTTGCCATATCTAATACCACTCTTTTGTTGAACCAGCGATTTCGATCTCTGAAATTATCAACATCACCATTCTGCATCATTTTGTGCTGGGCGTACAACTCGTTATTTAACATCTTCCACTGATATTCATATCCCATACTATGAATCACCTCTGAAACTCCAATCGGCTTATAAGCACCGTGGGTATTGGTGGCTATATAAATTATGCGGAACATCTGTGCCATTACCCAACGTCTGAATAATTGGCGATTAGGAATTGTGCCTTGAATTATAATGGCCTGGAAGATTGGATCATCTTCTTCCAAGATACTAATGACACCATCTCTTTTTGAGGCTATAAACTCCAAACCATCTGCACTTTGCATTGCAAAAAGCTCACTAACATCAACACCGGCTTTCTTTAGAGCTTCAATACGCTCCTTAGCTTTGGTTTGATTAGCTGTAAGCGTAAACTCGGTACCACACTCAGGACATTCAAATTTTAACTGTTTCATAACTTATTAATAATTTAATTTTTAGTCTGATTATTTATTTCTCTACTGTAACCCAGTTTTTGAGAATTACTAAATCTCTATCTTTGTTGCTTTGCCAAAACCATTTACCCATTTTATTAGCATCCCAACCTATACCCAATATTATTTGACAGAGAATGTATAATTCCAATTCGACTTGTGCTATATCTCGACCAACTCCAAACAACATGTCTTCATCCTCCAAATCTTTATCAGACAAAGCTTTAAAGTATTTTCGGTTTTTACATTCACTCATTGTTGATGGAATAGAATGTTTATATCGAGTATATAAATGCTCTACATTAGACAGAAACTCATCAAGAGAAGCGCATAATTCCACACCTAAGTTTCCCTCATACTGCGAATTCTGTATAATATATTGGCCATTAAGTTTGAAACTTCGTGTTTTAAAATCTACTTTAAACTTGGTTCCGTTCTCTACAGCCTGTATTGATTCTTGATAAATATTTTTCATAATGTTTACTTTTGATTTTATACTCAAACCTTTGACACATTTCTTTAAAAGCCTGATATTAACATCCAGAATACGCCGGAATAAAGGTTTATAAAACCGTAGATGCCGGCGTAATTGTCGGATAGTTGTTAAACGCAAGGTTCTTGTATAAATGAAAGTTGTGTTACTTATAAAACAGCCCCCATTTAGCGTGACACATGTCTATATGTTTATGATATATACTGTATCAAGTAAGATACCCGCGTAATCCTAGGTCATACATAGGATGACCGTCATCACGCGGACATCATATCTTGTCCAGTATGTTAAATTACTAAATCCCAGACTGTAAACTTTGTGTTAAGTAATAAGTTGTAATTCTCAAAATATTGGCACATTTCTATACTTATTCGATTTAGAGCTGGTGTGATCAGGAACGGACCAGGACAATTAGTACTCGGTCCTTCCTGATATATAACCAGCTATATAAATGATATTTCTTGAATTACATATCTGTGCTAAATAGTTATCCTCATAATACTGATACATTACTTTACCCAATAGATGTATTCCGGTTGGATATTCCTGGAGCAGATGAGTTATCGACTCATAGATCCAGGAAGCTGCTCACCGGAACAGTAAACAAATGTATTCCTTGAATAACTTCGAATGTATTTCGCTTATTTTACAAGTCCTCAAATGAATGGCACATCACTTTACTCTCATGATAATTATAAATATGACCTGATCGAGAACCTGAGGTGAGAGGCTATGCAGCCTTGTAACCTCCGGTGAACGATCAATAGTTCATACTTTAGAATATGAAATTTTCTTCTTGAACTTGCCTGCTGTGCTGCTTTATAAACCCTCATAACAATCGACACATTTATTTATCTTCATTGATATAATCCAGATGATTATATGGTACCCGGAGTAGATACTGAAGGATGTAATCCTTCAAGGATAGAATCGGGGTACCTAATATATAATCTGGATATTAAACACTTGTTCCTCGGATTCATTTACTGTGTGTTCAGATTGTAGTTACAATATTGACACTAAAGTATTGTACGCTGCTCTTCTGGTCAAAATAGCATTCTGCATACAACCTATTGTCAAATAACCTTCAATTTCTTTACTTTTAGATTTATTTCGATTAGCCTTTACGTTCCGACCAATGCCTCTAACAACACAACCATCCGGCTTATCCTTAACATAGCCAAGGCCACCAACTTTATGTTTCCCAGTTTCAACGGCTCTAAGGCAATCCATTACGAATTTATTCAATTCATTAATATCAACCCGAACATTACATACTGGAAGGGTCTGAGTCGCCCAACTATATTCTCCATTGCCTTTATATAAATATCGGTTAACCGAATCCACAGCCTTCTTCAACGTAATACCACGTTTTCTGATGGTTCTTGATTCTATTTCTTTCTGGAAGGTTTTAAGACGATTGGGAGAGAAAGAAATCATACTTCCCTTAATGCTGAAACCTAGAAATTTGAACCACTTGTCCATAGTCAGGTACTCTACTTTCTTGGGATTCAAATTCATTGATTTTTCGGCCAATCTCTTTTGTAAAATGGTCATAGCCTTTTCATAGTCCGGACCAACGAACAACATATCATCCGAATACCTTACGTAAAACCCATTCAATTGGGACAGTTCATCATCTAGGCTATATAGCAACACGTTGGCTAACCAGCTTGCTACTGCGCATCCTTGTTTAAGTGATTGATATTTCTCATGCAGTTCGTTGTTCTCATCGAAATACAATCCGCAATGATAGTATTTTCTTAATACATCAATTAACACAGAATGACCACACTTAGCTTCCACTTTATCAAAGGCTGCGTCAATAAACTGGATAGGAACAGAGTCGAAATATTTACTTAAATCAGACTTCCAGCCCACATAACCATCACTTTTCATGTTAACAATTGTGTGACTTACTTCCAAAACCACTTTACCACAACCAATACCGACCTGATAAGATTTACAAGCAGGATGAATCATCTCTGGCATTAAATCAAATAGCAAATCATTCGCGATGCTTAGGATTATACGATCAATAGGTTCGTTGACATATACAGTACGAAACTCTCCGTTATCCTTCGGAATTTGTGCAATATGTGGTGGTGTTATTTGATATTTACCATTCAACATAGCTTCTGCCATACGAATTCTGGTTGGTTCTTCTGTCAGTTTGATAAGTTCGCTCTTCCGAATATCCTTCAGAACGCCTTTCTCAATTGCTTTTGTCCATCTATTAATGTCGAAGAACATTGTAAGAATCTTATCTTTCATTTTATATCTCCTTTCTTTTTGAGTTGTTCCTTATATCTCCTGTGCTCACGAATTGTTGCTGCCCATTCTGCTTTTGTAGGTTTGTATCTCCCCTCTGCTTTACGTTGTTTTAAACTCTCTTTGTTTTTCAAATATTTGTCTGGGCAACAAATAAATTGAATAAGACGCTTGCTCACTCCAAATATTTTAGCAAGTTTAGAGTAACTGATTAATTGCTTTTCTCTCAACCATTTTATATATTCTTTTTGGTCTGGAGTGAGCTTTATTCGTCTATCATATTGGGTTCCAGCGATACGAATCTTTTCTGATTTATACGGCATCGTTTTTAGGATACATTAAATCATCGTGTAAATTGTTAGGACATCGTTCATCAAACCAATGCCAAACATCAATCTTTGAGGTTCCGACCGGGAAGTTGAGAAAGTCTTCTTCAATCTCATCATCGTTATTGACCGGGATGTCTCCAAACATTTCCCATAATTCTGAAAGGGTGCATAATTCTACATGCTCTTCACAAATGCCACACCAGCAATCTTCTTCCTCAACTGAATCATTATAGCTGATTTCATCTGTGTTTGGATTTACCCATGCTCTTTCTTCAACATTATTACTTCCACATTTGGGGCAATACAATGTGTCTAATGACCTTATCCCCTTCTTTTTAAACACTATGTCAAACTGTTTGAGATTTGAAAGTTCGATGAGAACCATTTCTGTAATAAAGGCTCTCATCTTATTAATCTGTTCATCTGATGATATTCCCCATATATTAGCCGCAGCTTGTACTGCATTTTGCATGGAAAAACAGATTTGAGTCCAGTCATCGTACTCTTTTTTATCTTCGAGGATTTCATGGATTAGCGTTTTCGCTTTCTCAATGTATTCTTGATTGAATGATTTTGATGTTTTCATATCCTATTGTATTAAGTTCTTCTAACAATGACCGATATTCTTGTTCAGTAGCTAAAGGCCAATTTTTCAGAATGTCAGGAGAGCAGCCGGCGTGTTGTCCGATGTGCATATAACTTGTCAATTTAGTTTTGGACCTATCCCAAAATTCATTCACAAATACAGCACATATTTCTCCTTCTTCTGGAGATTTTACGAAAGTTATTTTTATTTCATTTTTCATACATATCAATTATTGTTATACCATTCTATTTCAGCATCATTTGCTTCACGATACAGCATATATACACCACCAATAGTTGAGTTGTAAATAAGGGTGTATCCATCCTTTTGATGTACGGAATCAGTGCCATTATTCACCCACCTTGGTTCTTCGCTGCGAATATCATCGTCAGTCCATTCATCGCTATCCCATTGCTTCAGATAATCAATAACAGCTTCTCCATTCGCATCGGTAAAAACAGTTCCATACCCTTTACCATCGTATAGTTTATCACATTCGTCCAGCATGTCTCCGTACTGGACATCAATGACAATTCTATAAAGCTTTTGATTTCCCATTGAACTTAAATGCGGCATAACTATCTTTTCTTATTGCGTTTACGATCTCTTCTTATTTGTTTCTTGTTGCGCCCACTTTTAGTGGACGAACCTTTATATGTAGGAGGAACCCGTCTCCACGGAGTCGATTTCTCTTCATAGTCTTCTATTCTTTCAAAATAGACCGTAGGTGGATTTTCAAATAATATCATATTCATTTTTGCACCGTTTTGAGGGTTAATATTTCTTCCCATGCATCTTCTCACGGAGTTCGTTATATCTCATTTTTTGTTCGATGTGCCAAAACAGATCTATTTCAAGATGCTTTGCAAGTCCAAAAATTGATACTATCATATCATTTACAGTTGTAGGAAAATCAAATAGTCCATCATATCTAACAGGAAGCGTGGAAATAGCATATATAGTCTCTGTAAATGTCTCACTGACACAAGAGTCAGCAGAATCATCTATAACATCTGAATTAATATCCTTCATTGCAGGTTCAAGGCTTATCCCTCGAAGCCCAGCCAAATCAAGTAGGTGAATAACGGCATCAGCTAACTCTTCCTCTATTGACCCTTTGATTGTTTCATTGTATGCAACTTCGTAACCGCGCTCTTTGGGAATGTCTAGGTCTAACCCTTGACAAATACGACTGGTTGAGATTTTCTTCTCAAACCAATCAACATTAGCACGCTTTCCCCTTCTATCAGCTTCCACAGCTTCCATTAGTTCGGATATTATGAGACAGAGAAAATGTTTATTACTCAATTCCGTATCATGGAATCCATGTTCACAAGCGATTTTATATGTTTTATCCCTTAATTCGTTGAGATTCATTGCCAATTACTTTAAAAATTACCAAACCCTGATGTCATAGTCTCTAAAATAATATTCCAGTTCTTTTATCCCTTCCAAACTGTGCAGTCCACCCTCGCCAATTACTTCAATATCAACAGATATTTCATAGTCTGTTTTAATATTTACCTTAGAACTATTGAAAGTTTTTTTCACGCATTCTAAAATACTTGAAGAATCTGTACCATTTTTTACTATATTGAGTATCATTGTTTTTTGAATTTTAATTATGCAACATCATCTAACGGTCCACTATAGACTCTTCCATCCATATAATACAACCTGTCCTCATACTGGTTGTTATGTAATTCCTCCCGGATTGCATTTTCATCATTGGCCCAATACTCATATTCTTCATGCCAGCATTTGAAAAAACTGTCGTAGCATTGTTCTATTAAGTCTGTGAGCGAAAAGTTGTCCGGATAACTGCACCAAGTTTTATAATATTTGATGATAGGTTCAAGCAAGTAGAAATCATAACACATACCTGTTAGTGGACAATCATCACCTACAGATTTGATAATACGGCTTCGTCTGTATTTGTAAGTGTATTTTTCATTTATATATTTGCCTGAAGATGAATAATATCTACCTTGTGTAATGTATGGCATAATATTATTATTGATATATCGAAATAATAGTTTACCACATAATTCCTCTGCATAAATATCATTACTGCAATCTATTGGACACTCAAAAATGGGATTATTATTATATTTAAAATTAAAATTGTATCCGCTATAATTAACACTCCAACTACATGATTGGGTATTTGTCAATTTCTCGAAAGTTCTTAGAGACGTTACATAATCTGAACCGTAAGCCTCCATACACTGATCCATTATATTCCAGCGTTCACGCTCAATAATTTCTTTTTGTACCTCTTCCGACAATTCATCAAAAGTGTACAGTTGCAATGTTATTGTTTTCATTGATTTAAGATTGTTGGTTTTTAAACTCCATATAAAGGAACTCTGATATATTTGACTGGAAATTATAGGATATTCCCCATGTTCCAAAAGTTTCAAAGAACCAGTCAACAAGAAAGTCCCGGTCCTCGTTAGCTTGTTCGCTGTCTTCACCGGCATCTAATCTAGCAACCATAGCATTTACAAGAGGTGTGTCGTATGTAACCTCTCCATAAATATGATAAGGGTAGTCATAATCAATGTTATTGAAATTACCACAAATCCTGTGGTCCGGATTATGCAAGTATTTCTTCATATCAGAATTAAATTTCCAAGCCATTACATTGCTGTAATCTTCCAGATATTCATCCGAAAAGTTCTCCATGATAAAATCTTTATTTTCATCATCAACCATGCTTTCACGTGCATCTTTGAGAATTTGACAAAGGCGTGTCGCCATATTATCAATATTTATATACTTCTTTTCTTCCATTTTACTACTTTATTTGAAGTTGAAGACTATCATTACCATAAGAATACATCATTACAGAAGCTCCACAAGGAGCATTTTTACCAGCATGGAAACATCTCACACCTATTTCACGAAGTTTCTGAAAAGCATCAAATGATTGATTTTCGTTTGGAAAATGCAAATCAATAGAACTACCAATATCTACATGCTGTACCTGCAAGGACACTTTGTTTTTGTGATTTAAGACTATTACATCCATATTATTCATCGTTTTCTTGTTCACGTCTATATTGTCTGTATCTATCGTATGCTTTAAATGTCTCTGCTATAGTTTCAGAGAGATCATTAAATTTCAGAGGAGTAATCCTTGCAAAATATGCAATCCCTTTAGTTGTATAGCAACAATTTGTAACAAGTCTATCTGGAGTGCCAAACAAACCACGAACTTTAAAGCGGTCATCTGCTCTTACTTGGAAATGTTCTGACAACACCTTCAATGTTTCATTACCTGCCTTGACTGCTTCTTCCAAAGTATCAAATATACCTATGGCAATTGTCTTACTACAAGAAGTAGCTGGGCGGCTACCTATCGGTCTGTCATTATAACGAAACTCTATTTCTAACAACTCCTTTTGCATATTTCCTTTTGTTTTTATTATCGAATAGTTTTTTGATGGTGTCCATAGTTGTCCACTTTTTGAATATTAACTCGCTTTAACTTTAAAAGAAAAGGCGCAACCAGAACAATAACATTCTGATCGCGCCACCCTTCAAACAAAAACATGTCGAACAACACACATGGAAACAACTAATATATGTAGTGTTCCGGGAATCGAACCCGGATTTCTACCATAACACTTTACTCGTGCTTACGATACTCTTTCACTTGTTCAATATCATCCATATTATCCCACCAATTTGAAAAGTCATAGCAAACAAGATCTTCATCAAATTCTTCTTTCCCATCTTCATCTGTAGAAATATAGTCTTCCCTATCAAAACCCGCAATACCAATCATATCTTCGGTGTCTGTAATACCATCAAACCAATCTTGCGCTTCTTTCACATCATCTTCTCTAACGCCTGCATCAAAATGTTTTTCGTCTTTATATCCAAGCCAGTCTGCGATTGTATCAAAGTCAAACCAAAAGAAATTATTTATGTCATCATCGGTCCAACCACTTTCAGGAGCATCACTTTCCATTATGGATTCAATTTTATCCAGTTGTTCATCGGTACAGTTCTTTGCCCGATCCTCACCCCCACTCCAAAATTTGAAATCTCGAAGTGAAATTTCTGATATAACTTTCATAGTTCGTTTGCTTTTAAAAGTTCCCTTGCAACTCTTCCTACTTGCAACAAGTATATACTCCAGACTCTCCCGTCAGAAATTTTGTTCTGAACAACAGCACTATAACCGCATTTAATATTCAATTCTCTCACATCATAAGGGGAAACAAGCATACCTCCATGTTGTGCCAAGTTATAATCCGGTTCTTTAGGAAATGATTTTATATACCTCTTAATAATTTGAATACTCTCTTGCTTATCCTTTCCTTTGGATAACAATTGTTTCTCAATACTATTCATAACAGCATTGAGATTAGGATTTACTGAATACTTCATATTACAATAGTTTTATGTATGAATGCTCCAACGTCTTTCAGTCGCATTTGGGGACATAATTATCCCGCCGCAAATTTTGCGTTCGCCATTTACCACCTCAGAGAATCCAAAGCTATTTTTCGCAAAATCACCGTATATTTCAATATGTTGGTTAACGGCAAATCTCACCCATTTTTGTAGACTTTTCAAGCAATCTTCAAAACTTGAATCTTGCAATTCCGAAGCAATATTCTTGACCTCTTTTACACGCTCTGATATTTCTGGGGACATTTTAAATTCCAATGGTTTGTTTATGGCTGCATACTCTTCAGGGTATTGAATGGAAAGTTGATGTATCCGGCTTCCCCAGATATTATTGAATATTGAAACAATCTTATCTTTAGATACTTTTTGAAGTTGTGCTCCATCCCAATAAAAATACTTATTATAGTCCAAATCGTCCCAATAAACAATACTTGCTATTATCGCAAGAGAATCTTTCATAATTGCAAACCGGTTACTTTCTGACGAAAAAAGACTTTCTACACTGGGGCCAATAAAACACAGATGTGTTCCGTGTGTGCGCACTAACCAAAAAAATGGCTCATTAGTCTTTTCAAGAGTTTTCAAATCATACTTCTCGAAATCAGAGATGCACAATTTAGTATCGTATAACTCTTTGCGCATTTGTTCGATAATTTCTGGTATCATACTTCTTTATTTTAATTTTCACTTTTTATCAATCTCCCAGTATAACCACGGTATTCAAGCAATGTCACAATAAGATGATCTGGCACATCTCTCAAACGTCTGTAATTTTCCGTTAACACTTCAAGCAGATATTCTTCATCTTGTCCCTGCAAAAGATTAGTCAACTCCCAGCCATAACTTGTGTACATACCTATATATTTACTACTTTGGAATAACGTAATTCTCCAGTGTATCCACGTCTACGCAATTCAGCAAACAACATGTTGTCATCAAAGTCAGACATTTTCAGAGTCGCTTTTACTCCTTGTTGAGTTATGCCGCCACTAGATTTGCGTCTTCTTTCCTTGTCACACTTCTTACAATAGTTTGCCAACCCATCTTTGGTTGCCTTATTCTTAGAAAAATTTGATATAGGTAAGCTCTGACCACATTCTTTACACACTTTTGTTTCCATTATTATCTTGATATTAATTGTTCTCTTCGGGATGGAGTTTCAAATACTCGGTAAGTTCACAGTCATATATTTGTTCCTGAACAATTTCAGAAACAAGGGAATCTCCTTTAGTCTCCCAGAATTTCACTAACAAATCAATATTGGCACATTCTGGATGCTCTGTAATTATGCGCTCTCGGATTTCTTTTGGGATGCTATCGACTACATCGCACACATAATTCAAGCGGCAAGCTTTTAATGTTAGTATAACAATAACACATCCCACGATTACTTTGAATATCTTTTTCATTTGATACGTTTTTTACCGCTGTACATTTCCAGTGCACGCTCTACAAGTAAGTTCTGATTCCTGTCATCCAAATTGGCAAAAAATTCTTCTACCGCTCCATAATGACCATTTTGACTATTATATTCACGATACTTATTCCATAAATGCCTCCATCCACATTCGGCTTTTTCAAAAGCAACAGCACATTCGTGCTCATCCCAGCAATTCCACATATAGTAGAAGAAACTGGCTATATCATTCTTTCTTGCCATTATCTTTCACATCAATCATTATAAACTTGAAATATTTCCAACTCTCCAATACAATACTATATTGCTTCTCATTCTCTAGTTGGTACATGGTACCATCTTTCAATGTTAGGAAGTAAGTGTTTCCATCTATTCTCACAGTCTTCTCCACGCGCTGTATGTTTCCTGTAAATACCCTTATAGTTTTGGCATTTATCGTAATACAGGAAAACAACAGACATATAACTACCAAGATTCTATAGAATTTACTACCAATTGCAGTAGCTACTTTGATATACTTTTTCCGCTTATATACCACAACATACTTCTTCATAGATTTACGCTTTAAATAAATCATACACAGTTTTCCGCTTCACGGTAACATTTTGAGATTTAGGCAAATAAAATGTCATACTTGCACAAGAGGTAGAAATGATTTTCACGCTCGTTCTTTGGATTCTTGCTCGTTTCATGCTTTATTTTTTAAAGGTTTACAATCAGACACAAAAATAGCACGCACTCAAAAGTACATGCCACAATTAAAGTGGGTAACAAAGACTCGCACTTCTTGCACGCTACGCTTCCACGTTCGTTTTACCCATAGAAATAGCACGCCTGTATTCACCTCCAGACGTGCTATGTATGTTATGACTTACCAGTTCTTTATTTATGCAGCCATTCGCGCATCATATTCCGCACGCTTTTGAGCGTTTCCCAGCACTTCCCATGCTGCATTTACCTCTTGCATCTTTTCATTGGAACCACCGGCATCAGGATGAGCAGATTTAGCAGCTTGTTTGTATGCAGCTTTAATTTCCGCTTCCGTAGCATCATGCTTCACACCCAAGATTTCATAATAGTCAGCGGCTTTTGCGGCTACTTCTTCAAAGTTCAAACGGAATTTCAGAGCATCGAAAGATGCTTTTGTAGCAGCATGAATTTTCTTCTTAAAATCACGCGCTGCACAATCCAGGTCTTTCTTTGTAGGCACCAAACCAATACGGCTCCATACACTTCCCTCAACATCCCACTTCTTTGACACTTTGCAATCACTTGTACGCACTATGATTTCAGCCGGTGTACCGCTACGCAATTTGGATGCAATACCACCATTATCTTCACGCAGCCCAGCTTCCACCGCTTTCACAGTCCAGAACGTAGCTACCACATTCTTCCACACGCGGAAAATCTCGTCCTGTGTCTTATCCTTTGGCGTGTATTCATCACCGGCAAAATTCAGTCCTGAATAATGCGTTTCTCCGTCACGATTTACACTCTTATACACCAAAGTTACGCCTACCAACTCATTTGCGTTTAAGTTCTCAAATTGTACACTGTTATACCTACTAATTGTTCCCATGATTACTGTTTTTTAGGAATTTTCTGCAATAGCGCATTGTAGGCAATCGGGGAATCGAACCCCGACCTACCAAAATAGGAACGCACCACCGAAAACGTTTACACGCTTTCGATTGCGTTAAAGCCCAATCAGAGCATACTGGACATTCACCTATCCAGCACACTCTATGTACAACTTTTTGCCCGTCACTAACAGCGCAACGGAGCCGTGCGCCCTGTGTATGAGTGCTCACCAACTGCAACCAAACCGATTGAATTGCAGCTTTTTACATACGCTTTCGCCTATGTGGTAGGTAATTTCCATCGTTACCGTTAAAGCACACTTTTGGCATACACTTCTTCACTGTTAGGGCTGCGTTGCGTTGGTGATTACGGTGGTGCAACTTGGGCACACTTTCGACAGAGTCAGTTTTACGTTTTCACGCACTTTTGGCTCACCTTTTCTCAGTTCGCATTAGGGGCAGATTTTCACACCTTTGCGCAGACATCCGTTTTTCGGTATGCAAGTGTGACAGGCACACTTATGGCACTAAGCCCACGCTTTTCCCTTTTGCTGCATGGAGCTACGCACCTATGGCACGCTTTTGTAGCAGACTTATGTATATAGCTCCCCCATAGTGCCAGCGACGGTTTGCATGACAATCTTTAATAACTGACCATTACAGTTATGGGTATTCTTTCCCCGTTCACAAAACATCCCGTTTTATGTCTGGGCGTGCGCTTTTGCTTTCGCTTTCGCACTCCTTTTGCTTTTATGTACTACTTTCTTTTGTCCGTTTCTTACTTCTTGTTTTTACGGTTATTAATTACGTTTATTATCTCGTATCTGTTTGCGGTTTTCGCTTTTTGTAGGTTTACAGATAAAAACCAAAACGGAAAGTAAACACTTTATCAAGTAGCCGTTATCTTAACTTGACGATGCAAAGATATAACGCTTATTTGATATACACAAATAAAACTGCAAAAACTTTCATTTTAAGACTAAAATAATTTATAAACAATTGATTTTCAGTAATATATAAATACGAAACAAAGAACGCCATCTATAAGCAATTGATAATCAATGAAATAAGCAT